GCCGAGCCTGATGCGGATCTTCACCGCAGGCGACCGTATCGTTGAATACCAACCATGTGGCCAAGAGGACGAAAAGACCGCCGAGGTCATCACTCAGTTTGTGAATGACGTAGTGTTCCGCAAAGACAACAACGGCGAGTTGATCCTATATGACTGGTTCTGGGATGCGCTTGTCTCCAAGGTTGGCGTGGTCAAGGCGTGGTGGAGAGAGGAATTTGAGACCAAGGAAGAAACATACGACGGGCTGAATGACCTTGAGTATGAGCAAGTCCTTCTTGCGGTTGAGTCTAGTGAGGATGTTGAGGTCACGGCGCACAGTGAAGAGACAGTTGTAGCGCAGACTGAAATGGGGCCGATGGAGCAAACCGTTCACGCGGTCACTGTCGCCCGCAAGGTCAACAAGTCCCGCATTTGCATGGAAGTCCTGACCGATGATGAGTTTGTCATCAGCCGGGACGCGAGAACGCTTGAAGAGGGCGTTCTAAAGTCGCACCGGACCTATATCCGGGCGGGTGATTTGGTCGATGCGGGCTATGACCCGGACCAAATAGACCGCTTGCCCACGTACTACGAGCATCGCTACCGCCGCACACAGCGCGAGGATGAGGAATACTTTAACGAACGCAACCGGACGGACTCAGCCGACCCGATGTTGCGTGAGGTTCTTATCCATGAGGGCATCATCAAGTGCGACTACGACGGCACGGGTGTCAAAGAGTGGTATTTCAAGGCTGGGGGTGACTCCAACCTAGTCGAAGTGCTGGAGATGGAGCCGTATGAGTGCCAGGTGGTCTTTGCTGACGTCTGCCCCTCGCCCATTCCCGGCTTGTTCTGGGGTGAGTGTCCAGCCGACCGCTTGGTTGAATTGCAGAAGGTTGGCACGGTCTTAACCCGCCAATTGCTTGATAATGTTTACCTGCACAACAACCCGCAGCGCGAGGTGGTGTTTGACGCTCTGTTGAACCCGCAGCAGTTAAGCAACATGGCTCCGGGCGCACCGATCTACACCAAGCAGGTTGGGGCAATCCGTGAGGTCCAAATTCCATTTGTGGGCAGCGCGGTTATGCCCATGCTGGAATACTTCGACCGTGAAGCGGAGGACCGCACGGGCGTCTCCCGTTCTGCCATGGGGCTGGACCAAGACACGCTGCAAAACCAGAGCGCCACGGCGGCGAATATCGCGTTCAGCGCGTCGCAGGGCAAGGTTGAACTGATTGCCCGCTTGTTTGCTGCGGGCGGCATGAGGAAGCTGTTTAGAGGCATCCTCAAGATGCTGATTAAATACCAAGACTTTGAACGTGTTGTGCGCCTGAATGGCGAGGCCCAACGTATTGACCCGCGAGAGTGGGAAGCGTTTGGCGACATGGACGTGTCTATCAACACCGGCCTTGGTACGGGCAACCGTGAGCGTGACGCTGCGGTAATTGACCAAGTTGTTGGAGAGATTAAGGACCTCATTCTTCAGTTTGGCCCGAATAACCCGATTGCCGGCATTGAGAGTTACGTCAAGGCTGTGAACATGGCGACCGAGGCCCGTGGACTGAAGAAGCTGGGGCTGTTTAACAAAGCGCCCGAGGGCTGGCCACCGCCCGAACCTCCGGGCCAAGACCCGAAAATGATGGAGTTGCAGCAGAAGGCCCAAGAGGCCCAAGCCAAGATGCAACTGGAGACACAGAAGGCGCAAGCCCAGCTTGAACTGGAGCGGGCCAAAGCAGCCGAGCAAATCCGCGTGGCACAAGAGACCGAGCAGGCGAAGCAAGCCGCAGCCATGGCCGAGATTGAGCGCAAGTATGCGCTTGAGATTGAAAAGATGGAACGCGAATACGAACTGAAGTGGACTGAGTTGCAGAAAGAGGCCGAGCTTGAGTTGATTGCCATTCAAACTAAGGCGCAATCTGGCAATGGCGTCATACCGGACAACAGGTAATGCCTATTCTTCAGGGCGCATTTGACGACGCCAAGAAGCACTACAAACGCCACGGTATATTGGGCTTTGTGCCGCCTGAATTGCGTGAGAGCGCTTCCCGTGTTCCGCAGGCGTTGAGAATGGGCCTGGACTACATCGGCCCTGCTGCGGACATGCAGGACATGAAGAACTACAGCGGCGCGACCATGGACGAGTTACAGGCGGGTAACTACGGCCCTGCCTTGGCCAATCTCGGCATGACGGGCGCGGCCTTGGCGATGACGGCGCTGCCTGGAAACGTGGGTGCGGTTGATGACGCGGTTGAGGGTGTTGCAAAAAAGCTGGGCGATGAAATAACGCATCCCAGTTTTGGCACTGGCAAAATAATCAGTGCCACAGACAAAAATGTAAAAGTTGAGTTTCCCGGCGCTGGTGTAAAAACTATTAAAAAATCCATGTTCGGAGATGACCTGTCTGAACTAGTAACAGAAAAGGTCGCCAACTCTCACGATGCCGCCGCGCTCATATTTGGTAGGCTTCGCAATGCCGGGTATAAGGTTGTGGGAAATACTGGTGGCGACCTGCCTGATAATTATACGGGCAAAGCTGGCAGGAGTTCTTACTTTAACGTCTTTACTGAAGATGGACGTAAGTTACCAGTCAGAGTTAGTGACCATTGGTCAAAATGGGATAATGGGTTGAGGATAGATAGTGGAGCGGACCCGGACGAGGTTGTTGACTTCGTTTCTAAGCACTTTGGTGGCACAGACCTCCCCATGGACACCGCCTCCCGTATGAAGCGGGCGGAAGAGATGGGGTTTGATAAGGATATGTACCACGGGACAAATGCAGAGTTTGAGAAGTTCGATATACGTGACCTTGGTGTTCATGTTGGCACCCCAGCGCAAGCCGCCGACATTAACAACGCGACAAGTATTGAACGCAGCAAAACGGGAGCGGATTTCCGGCAAGGGTCACAGACAATGCCCCTGAGAGTTAAAGCGGAGAACCCATTGCGACTGGAGGATGCGGGCTGGGGAAATAGTTGGGATATAGGTCAACTAGAATACGAGTTGGCTGTTAGGGACATCCCGATAAAGGGCGATAATTTTAACAGAACGATTGAGGATATTCGGCAATCAATACTTGACGCTGGATACGACAGCGTCATTTACAAAAATAACTACGAGGGGCTTGTGGATGGTGAGGGCTCAGACAGTCTTATAATTCTTGACCCCAAAAACATCCGCTCCCGCTTCGCCAAATTCGACCCTGCCAAGAAAGACAGTGCAGACCTACTCGCAAGCATAGGCGGGGCGGGTTTGTTGGGCCTTGGTCTAACGCAGAGGGAAAATGCCAACACTCAATGAACTAACCCCTGAACAACGCGCTCAGTGGGCCAAAGACGCACTAAACAACCCGGTCTTTACCCAGGCGCTCGAACTAGCTGAGCAAGCCTATATGACCGGCGCACAATCGTGTGACCCGAAGGATGACCTTGGACGCTTCCGCTATATCGAGGCGGCGAAAGTGGTCAAGGCTGTAAGGAGTCACCTAACCGCTGTGATTGCCTCCGGTGAGGAGCCGAAGGTAAAGCAGGACTTTGAACGGAAAAGGAGTGTTATTCCACTGTTCTGAGTCATAGCAGGGCTGCGAAGCCCCGCCCTTCCCTTAGATGGAATTAATTATGTCTGACACCACCACCTTACCATCCGGTGAGAGTGCTCTGTCTTTATCGCAGGCTGTCGCAGAAATGCGCGGCTCGCGTGAAGCGGGTTCATCTCAATCGGATGAACCCAACCCAGTTTCCGAAGCTGCCCGCACTTTAGGAAAGGCCGCAGCGGAGAAGCGCAAAGCAGCGCAAACCGAGGACGAAGCCGAAGAGGAAGAGTTCGCGGAAGACGAAACTCAGGAAACTGAGGACGATACAGATCAGGCTGACGAAGATGCAGACGAATCGGATGCCGAGGAGGAAGATGAGGACGAGGACCCTGAAGAGGGCAACCTTGACAGCATCACCCTACCGGACGGCGAGACGATTACCGTTGAAGAAGCCGCTAAAGGCTATCTGAGGCAAGCCGATTACACGCGCAAGACCCAGGCGCTGTCACAAAAGCAGCGTGAGGTAGAGGCGCATGTCGAGCAACGCTTAAAGCAACTCGATGAACTACTGACAACATTCCAACCGGAACCAGAGCCGGACTGGAACCAACTCGCGCAAGAAGACCCGGACTGGGGTTTGAGAAAACTCCAGTGGGACAAGCAGCAACAGCAACGTGCCGCTGCCTTGAACGAGTTAAAGAATCACCAGCAGCAAAGTCTCGCCCTGGCGCAACGTGACACCGTTCAAGAACTTACGAGCGGCGATTACAAGCCTGAGTGGTCTGACCAAGCAACGTTTCAAAAGGACTTGCAGCGCATTGAGGACTTTGCCCTATCGCTTGGGGCAAGCCTGGAGGACGTGGCCGCGTTCTACGCCCCTTGGCATATCAAAGTTTTCGATATGGCCATGCAAGCCCAGGAGCGTAGCAAAAAGGTTGAGACAGCCAAGAAGAAGGTTGTCAACAAACCGAGGGTGATTCGGTCCAAGTCAAGGTCTGGTCTGAAGAGTGCGGTCAGTCGGGGAGTCGAGCAAGCGCAAGCCGCGTTTGACGCAAACCCGTCGATTGAGAACGGCAAGGCGCTCATGAGAGCGCAACGCAAAGCCGCTCAGTCTCGAACCTGATCAAAATAGGAGGCCAATAATATGGCTATTCAAACGAACGCCCAAAACACGTTCGCCCAGGTGGGCGTGCGTGAAGACCTGGCGAATATGGTCTACCGGATTGACCCGGAGGAAACCCCGTTTCAGTCCAACATCTCCACAAAGGGCCGCGCCAAACAGCGCTACACTGAGTGGCAGATTCAAGAACTTGCTTCACCGTCTCTGACCAACTTCCAGTTGGAAGGTGACGACAACATCTCTGCGGCGGCGGCAACGGCCCGTTCGCGTATCGGCAACCGCACGGCAATCTCTTACAAGGTCTTTGCAGTCACCACGACCGCACAGGCTGTTGATGTTGCCGGTGTCGATGACGAACTGGACGAACAGCGCTTGCTGAAGGGCATTGAACTGAAGCGCGATATGGAAGTCATCCTGCTCAACAACAACAAGCAGGAAACGGGCGGCACAGCCACAGTGACGGAATGTGCCGGTCTGCCGACCTTCATCACCAACACCGACTTCACGGGTGCAAGCCTGTATTCGGCTGCTACTGGTGATGGCACGGATGCGTGGAACCTTGCTTCTACCACGAGCCGCGCCCTGTCGCTGACCATCATGAATGGTGCCTTGAAAGAGGCTTACATTGATGGTGGCTCGCCCAAGCAGGTCATGCTGTCACCGGACAAGAAGATTGATTTCTCCGGCCTTGCGCTGGCGTCGTCTATCTCCGGTGCCGCACAGGTCCGTCAGGTTATCAGCCCGACCAAGAAGGCCGCGATTGTCGGCTGCGTTGAGTCGTGGTTGTCTGACTTTGGCGACCTTGGCGTGACCATCAACCGTCAAATGGCGAGTGACACCACGTTCTTGGATAACACCGTGTTCTTGGTGGATCCCAAGTACGCGGAGGTCTGTTTCCTTGAGGGTATGCAAACCCGCCCGCTGGCCACCACTGGCTTGTCGGACAAGGAAATGATTTTCGCCAACTACACGCTCAAGGTGGGTGCTCCAAAAGCGCACGCTGCCTTGTTTGCGCTCTCTTAATGAGGGGATGGAGTGGGGGCTTCGGCCCCCCTCCTATTTTTCTATGACGCAAGTTCTCGTTAATCAGCAGGAACCCAGCCTCCTGGGGGCCTCTCATCCGCAACTGCCGGGTTATAAACTCGTGAAGAAGGACCGCTATAAGTCCCTCTACACCAAGGTTGACCCGCTGACCCGCACAGGCTCTTACATAGAGTTTGACCGCTTCACCAAGGAAGTGCGCGTTGGCAAGGTGATGGACCCGGAAGTCGTCAAGGCTACGGTTGCGCTTAACAAAGAGGCGCAGAACACCTTTGACGGTTATCGCGGCAAGGAAATGGTGCGGCAGTACGCTGTGCCGGAAATGATTGACCAACAGCTAAAGCAACAGGCTGGCCTTGAAGAACGCACCGGCCTTTACGACCGTGGCAAGTATTTGGCCNTTTTGGATGACTCAGACAACAAGTACCTGAAAACCGTTCCGCACAAGATCAGCGGGCGCAAGAGGGAAATCTAAATGGCCGTTGACACCTACGCCAAGCTGCAAAGCCATCTCGCGGATACGATTAACCGCGATGACCTATCGGACGCAGTAACCAACTTTTCTCCTGCATCTCTGGACTCAACCATTGTCCGCATGATTGCCCAGGCTGAAGAGCGGGTTGAGCGCGATATTATCGCCCGTGGCGGCATCAAGCACATGGAAACGGTGGACAACAGCCTAACCACGTCAAGCGGCGTGGAAACGGTCACATTGCCGAGCGACTTTAAGCTGGTTCGCACATTCACGCTGACATCAAACCCAAATGTGGTTTTGCAAGCCTATCCCGACATCAACAGCCTGTTCACGGACTTTCCGGCCACGACGAACGATGAGCCAGCGGCCTACTCGATTGTGGGTACGAACACCGCGTATTTGCGCCCCATTCCAGATGGCACGTATTCAACCCGGTTGATTTATTACGCGGCGCTGCCCCGTCTATCCGACAGCAACACATCGAACTGGCTCCTGACCAACGGCCTTGGTGTTTATGTGGCCGGGACCATGACTGAGTTGTGCATGTACCTTGAGAGCAACCGTCTTGAGTATTGGGAAGGCTACTACAAGCAAAAACTCAATGACATGATGAACGATGACCGCATGGTGCGTTTTAACGCCACACCAACCAAGCCAAGCCTACAGGTGGCCATAGCGTGAGGCTGATTAGCAATCGGCTGATCGACATTGAAAACTATATTTCCTTGAGACTGCAAGAGCCTGTTCAACTGCCGTCGTTCACGGTGGCGAACTTGCCGACCGCAGCCAACTACACAAACCGCGCTGTCATTGTCTCCGATGAGACGGGCGGGCGCACCATAGCAACATCGGACGGAACGAACTGGAGGCGGGTCAGCGATGGCGCGATTGCATCNTAATGGCTGATTCAGCCNCAAGCCGGTACAAGGCACGCAAACAGTCCCTTGGCTCAAACGTAAATACGTGGGGCGATGATAAGCTAAACGACGTGCTCGATCTGTTTGACCGGGGCGGCAAGGGATATCAGGCAGTTGCGCTTACGGGCGACGTGACTTGGACATGGACCAACTATTCCACGTCTAACGCGGGCCAAGTGGCTATCGTTAAGTTCACCGGCTCACTGTCCAGTGCGGCCACTGTCACCGTACCCTCAACGGAATGGGTTTGGTTAATGTGGAATGCTGCGGGCGCAGCCGTGACGGTCAAAACCTCTGCCGGGTCTGGCGTGACGCTCCAGAACGGCGACCGGGCTGTTGTTTATAACGACGGCACGGACGTAGTGAACATAGCGCCAACGCTGTTCCCGAGTGGGAATATTACGATTGGCGGCAAGATCGACGGCCTAACCGCAGGCACGGCTTCTGGGGAAGCGGTGGAATACGACCAACTTAACGCGGCCATTGCTGCGGGCGGTGGCTCTGGTGCAGCAGACGGAACGGTAAAGATGGACGCCTTTGCCACGTCCGTTTATCTCAACTCCGCTGTCT